GATAGTAACCACCTAGTCTTACTTCATCTCTTCCGGCCATTACTGAGATTGTTGGTTGTTCAACACTATGTGCCATCATACAACCTATTTTTTCTGTCATACTAGATATCAAATTTGTTTGATTAGATACTAATTGATCGTATTGATTAGGGCCTTCTCTATTTAATATATTTTCCCGGCCCAGGCCTTTGAGACCTTTTGGTACATGAGATATTACAATGAACCACATTGTCGGATTAACTAGAACAGTGCTCCAGTTATGCATCAACAATTCTTCAAATTTATTGAACCTTTTTGCACCTTCACTTGTACCAGAAGCGTAGCTAAAAGGAAATTTTATATGATCGGTCACGTAATTATTTAATCAGGTAGTTTAGTTATGTAAACAAAAAAAGACCGCCCTTAAGAGCGGTCTTTTTATTGAGAATATTGATACGACTATTACAGTCCGGTTTCAGCGTTCGCACTACCTCCGTAAGTGTTAGCGGAGTTTTGTACTCCACCACCATCTGATGGATCCGCAACAATAGAGCGGTTATTGAAGGCGTTAGAACCTTGACGACTCCAGTAGTGGTATGCTAATGTTACCTGACATTTGACAATATCACCGTCAGAACCAACATTGTACTCGAGTGATCCTACTTCTGTAGGATATATACCCCATAGTACATATTGAGCGTGAGATGCCCCCATTTGGTCGAACAAACTTAACACCATGTATGCATCATTACTACGTACGATACTACCTGCTGTTGTACGGTCATCAAACACTGCTGTATTCCAGTCTTCGAATATCCGTCGGATGTTCAATTGTTGGTCTAGTCTAAACGTCACGTTCCATGCATTACTACCGGGATACTTTGCGTTACCTGGTAAGTTGAAATCAACACCGTGAAAATTTACAGGTACGTTGTTGACGCTTCTAGCTGGGAGAGTTGTACTCTCAACTAAAAGCTTGTTTTCAACATCGTTTATACCTGCTGGTACATCGGCGCCGAATCCAGTGCTTATACTTGTAACACGGAATTGGTGTTGTCTAGCTACTTCACGGACAATAAGATTGTCGTAAAAGTGTTCAATATCATAATCTGTTATATCTGCCATATCTGTTTTCTCCTAAAATTATTTAGTCTCTAGTCTCCTTATCCAACCAATTCACCGAAGTTTTGGTCTGTTCTGGTTGCGTAAAAGTTAACAAGTATGAACTCTGCTACTCTTACTGGTTTGATGTATATATCAACAACCATTTCGTTATTATCAACAACGGCTGGTGGATTGTTTCGTTCGTCACATACTATGAGATAGTCGTAACAACCTTGAGTACTCTTGACTCGTTGGAATATAGGTGTGAGAACTGCCAATATATTCTGACGGGTACTAAATGTATTTGGTTCAAATACAAAATACTTAAGTGTCTTACGTGTAGCTTTCTCTAAGTACAAGAACATACGACGTACATTGATTCTATCAAACGCACTAGGTTTAGCTTGTAATGTCTTTTGACCAAATATTACGTATCCATCGCCTGGGAACCACGCTATAGGATTGACTCCAATTTTGTAAAACTGGTCACGTTGTTTTTGATTTGGTCGTAGTGCAATTTCCAATGCATTTGTTATTAAGCCTCTGGTGAAACCAGCTGGTGCAAACCATGGCTGATAAACTGAGTCGTTTGTAGCAAATGACGCTGCGACAACACCACTAGGCGGAGCCCAGAAGTTTTTATCTTGAGTTTGGTCATATTGCTTCACCCAGGTACCATAAGTTGCAGCATAGTTTGTGTTCACCACGCTCATCAAATGTTTCATTGGATAAAAGATGTGTTGACTGAAGTTCTTGGTTGTGTCTTTGGAAGCAACACCGTTTCTACCTTGTACAAAGATGTGACGTAATGGGTCAATCAATGTAATGTGGTCTTTTCTACGGTCTTGTGCAAAGATTACCAATGAATCTACACATGATTTCCAATTGTTGATCACTTCTTGACCGGTCCAAGTTGGATTACCTTGCATATCTACCCAATCAGCTGCAGCACCGGTGCTGTTACCAATTGTATTGGAGAACAATCCGGATGTGTCCATCACTGCGTCATCATCATATGCAACAATGATGTCTGTATTTGTTGGATACCAGTCACCTAACAAACCAGCGTCATAATCTTCTTTCAAAGTTTTAGCATTGTTTGTATTGTAACCTTCTATAGTTCCAGTACCTCCAGTTAAGTCATTACCAGCTCCGTCTAACCAGTCTTGTAAAGCTTCATACTTTCTCCTTTCTTGTACGTATTTAACGTATGTTGAGATAGAAGTTAAGCCGGCATCACATGTGATGTCGATATCCCACTCATCAAGATTGGACAATTTGTCGAAGTTACGTTGAATTTTAGCATTGACACTACCAATACTCTTTTTAGAACTTGCAGGTACCTCTTCTTGGTAACTTCCAGTGGCCCAAACATACTTTTGAGCTTCAGGGTGGAACTTAATTGTAGTGTTAGGTACTAATGGGTTTTCAACATCTGTTAAGAATGTACCAGTGTTTTCTGATATAAACTTGTTAGCAAACACGGTAAGTACTGAACTATTAGCATCAACTGTTTCGATGTAGAAGCTCTTTGGCTTACCACCTGAAATATTAGCTGTTTGCTTGTAAGCGTCCATACTTCCAATGTGTCCCTCTTCAAGACTGAAGTCCAACATGGTTGTGTCAGTTGCATAGATACTTTTTCTTAATTTAAATACACCGAGACCAATAACGTCACGATTTTCGTCGTTAGCAATATCATAGTTTGGTGTGTTTTCAAACACTTCACTCATACTTCCTCCAGCACCAGTTACTGTATGGGCTGTAGTTTTGAAGTTTTGACGTACAACAGGTACGTCGAAATAAGTTCCTTGGATACCAAATGTTTTACAACCTTCAATAGCGTCAAAGAAGTTAGTTTCGTTGTTTGTACCGTCATTGATGGCGAACTGCATGTTGTCACCAAACGCTAAGTAATAACCTTCGAAGTATGTATTGACTGTGGTCTGTGCTTTGTTAACAATGAACATTCCAGCGTACTTGGCACGTTTCACGAAAGCACGAAGCTTGCGTTTGCCAGCAGTATTTTTCACCGGGTCGTAATCATCATAATTTGCTGGATCAATACCAGGTACATCTTTGTTGTAATAAGCTGGTAAATCATCAAATCTACATGCCTTTTGTTGTTCAGCACCTACATTATCAAAAATTGGGTTGTCATAATCAACAGTACCGTCTGAATCTTTCAATGGTACCAAGCAATTCTCTTCAAACGAAATTTCACCGTTTTTAACAGCTTGATACTCTTCTGGTAACAGATCCATACGTACTGGTGTACCAAACATTAACACTGTACTGTCTGAAATACTACCAAGCTTGCTGCTAGCCTCAGTTGCACTGATCATTCCGTCACCGTCAGGAGCGGATGGGTCTTGGCCTTGGCCAGTAAGCGCGCTTTTGTCTGTTAAATAACTTCCGGACAACGGATCAGCATAATGGTCATCACCGCTAACAGGTAAGCAAAGAGCACTGAATAGCTCGTCGGTGAAACCTTCACCTTTTTGATTACCATAAGGTAAGCGGTTGACCAACACATTCGCAGGGCTGTTGAAAGCTGATTTTACTGTATGATAAAAATATCTTTCAGCTGCGTTAGTGGGGGTTCCGTATATTGTCTCGAATTCTGAGAAAGTAGTTACGATCAACGTTTCATCGGTTGGACCATTCGCGGAGAATCCTTGAATGAGCACATTTGTTCCGATTGGAAACGATGTACGTGAGCTAAGATCGATCTCATTAATTTCTACACCAGGGGATTGAATTGTTCTTGCCATAATAAATTTTCCTTCCTAAGTATTTAGTCAGCTCCATGTCAATTTTTTCTGGATTTCAGACTATTTTAACTTTTAATTGGTGAAATCTAAATTTGAAGCTGCTCTCTATTTCGTTTGTTTCTTGATAATTGTATGATATACTGCCAATTTCTTGTGGTACGCAGTTTGTAAAAGTATATTCTATCACGTTCTCATTATATTCATCCAGTCCTGTTACTTTGATGTTTGTAGTCCATTGATCTATTGGCTGGCTAGAGCCTTTCGCTTTGATCATATGGCCGGTTTCTTCATCATGTAATAAATTTAACCATGTGTATAATAACCAATAGTTAGCATACATATTATCTACAACAAATTTAACTTCTACTGGATCAAATGCAGTTCTAGCCATACTACTTATACGTGGGGTTTGACCACCATACTTCAAGTCTACAGGTTCAACGGCTATTGTGGGTATGTTGATCGCGTATATGCTAAAGTTTATACTATCCTTATCTACATACTCTGTTGACCTTATTATTCTAGTGTCTTTGTTTCTTAACACCGGTGGTAATGGCACAACAATCCGGAATTTGTCTGTTCTAGCTTTGTTTAGATACGATTGTCTAACTTCTTTTTTGAGCTCTGCCATGTACTTATTTATATGCAGAACGTATATTAATTATGTTACCCTGTAGAGAGGTTTTTTACAACTTTGTTGACTAAGCTCCACATCTTGTAATTACTTGTAAAACTAACCCCTTCATAGGGCTTTGTGAAATAGTTATTTACCGTGTCGTAATTTTGTTTAGTTTCATTATATATCATAGATAATACACTACACGAAAATATTTCAACATCTGTATCATTATAGATGAACTGTAAGAATGTAAAGAATAAAACTAAAATATCAACCTCTATAAAGTGTTTTGTAAATTTATATTGGTCTAATTTTTGTATAAATGATTGTGGTGTTATATATGTTAAATTTTCTTTTTTAAATGTAGTACCAGCACTCGTTGTAGGGCTTTCACTGAAAGTTTTACCATATTTTTTAAACCATTCAGCTGTCTCTCGTTTGCTTAGATGCAAAGCCGGGCGTTTGTACGTATACATATCTATTCCAGCTATATAAATTTTTTTTGGACGGAATAAAAACGCAGAGGTCATTAACATTTGTATACCTGTAGTTGGCCATACTGGGTGTTTATCTTCATCCATGAAAGAGCACATTGGGTGAAAATTGTAAACTACAAATTTAGCGAATCTATAATATATAAAATGTTTATCTTGCCAAGACCTCTCAACTTTGTCTGTAAAGTTTTTTTCTCCACCCCCTCCGTATGCTTGAGCAAAATATATTGCAAACTGTTTCTTGATTTTACTAGGGTCTTTGAAAGCCCAGTTACATCTCAAAAGTCGAGATTCGTTGATTACCGCAATTTGGTCGTCTGTTAGTTCATTTAAACTACCACCATTACCCACTACACTTACAGGTATAGTGTTATCTCTACAATGAGCGACGAATCCAGGATCTAGTGATCGATCCTGCCAATCATCTGAGTAATATTCCTTACCAGTCACATATATAATTTACATTTTTTTTGTTAATTATCAAATTTTATATTTCAAAAAAAAACCGCCTAGTGGCGGTTCTTTTTTTGTGATTTAGTAGTGGTTAAATTTTAAGCAAAAGCGTCTTGGTCTCTACCGGTTACACGCCCACCAACTTTATTGTCTTTTCCTGTTAATGTTCCTACTTTATCTCCAAGGGGTGAAGGCTCTCCTTTGCCACCTTTAAGTTTCCCGTCTCCATGACCGTGTGATGTGGCCCCGGTCTTTCCGCCAACTTTGTTGTTTTTACCTTTTAAATTTCCTTTGTCTGTGTCAGAGCCTCCAGGTCCAGCATCTCCAAGTTCTTGATGCTCTGGTGCTTCTTGCATCACCTCTTCATCATCGTCTTCTTCGTCTGAACTATACTCGTCAAGCTCTTCAAAATCTTCTGTGTCTTCGATGTCTTCGATGTCTTCATCGTCACCACCGAGCTGGTCCATTAGAACCTCGTGTAGTTTTTCTGCTAAATCTCTTGGGAGACTCAAAGTAACTTCATCTGACCCTAATTCATCGTCTTCACCACCTTCGTCGTCTCCTCCGAATGCGTCAAAACCGGCGCCCATCTCGAGTTCGTCGTCGTCTCCTCCGAGAACCTCTTCATACAGTTTATCAAAAATGCTCTTTTTCTTGCTCATGTCTACATTATTTATACTTTCGTTTGCAGTTTTCCCGGCTGAGTGTTGATTTTTTTCATCACGAGCTCCAGTACCACCAGCTTCATTAACTTTACCGTCATAATTTTCAGCTGCTTCTGGACCGGTGCCTTTAGCAGGGTTTTTACTAGCTTTCTTTTCGTCTTCTAGTTCTGCCCCGGCAGATTGTTTACCAACCACATTATCAGCTTTTTCTTCAACTACTTGCTTACCAGCAAAATAGATATCCGCTATTTCATTCAAAGTGTTTACACGTGTCATACCGTTATTTATGCTGACAGTGGTATAAATACGTGTATATTGAATAAAAAATCACAGTTTTACCTGGGTAATCAAAACCTACCAACACCAGATGCTGAGTTCGAGTGGACGCCACAGATGTTGGCGGATTTGCGTAAGAGTAAGAAGAACATTTTACATTTCGCGGAGAATTTTTTCTTTATTATAAGTGAAAAGGGAAGACATCCTATACAATTACACAGCTATCAACGTAAAGTGATCCGGCAGATGAGAGACAACAGATTTTTTATATTGTTGGCTAGCAGACAGGTGGGTAAAACCACATTAATGACTGTATATGCGTTATGGAACGCATGTTTCAATGACGACCAGCGTATATTGGTTGTGGCCAATAAAGAAGGAACCGCTATTGAAATATTCAAACGTATCAGAATGGCATATGAAGAGCTTCCCAACTGGTTGAAACCAGGTGTTACAGAGTATGGTAAAACCAGCATGACTCTAGGTAATGGCACCACAATAGGTATCAGCACCACCACTGGTACTGCTGCTCGTGGTCAAAGTTGTAATGTGTTGATTCTAGATGAGCTCGCGTTCATTGACAACCATTTAGTAGAAGAGTTTTGGAAG